GCTCATCGACGTCTGCAAGGACTTGCACGGATGGGACGACGAAACGGCTCAGGAGTGGGTTGATTATAACATCGTCGGCCTTGCCATCAACGGTTTCAAGGTATCCTACGCCCGACGCATCCGATGACCATCACCGATCGCATCACCGGAGCGAGGGCTTACCTCGCCAAACTCCCCGTCGCCGTAGCAGGCCAAGGAGGACACCCAGCCACCTATCGGGTGGCCAGCATCCTCGCCAACGGCTTCGACCTCCCGTGGGATGACGCTTGGATGCTCCTGACCGAGTTCAACGCCCGCTGCTCGCCTCCTTGGAGCGAGAAGGAACTCCGCCACAAGTTGAACGACGCCTACGTCAAGCCCCACGAACGCCCGAAGGGCTGGCTCGTCGCCGGCAAGGAACGCCGTGTGGGCTCCAATGGCAGGTTCGTCTTCGACCCGAAGCGCGTCGCCGAGCTGGCCGACACGCAGACCCCCTTCACCACCGCCGATGTCTTGCTCTGGTGCTTCAAGGACGACGAGGTGGTCTGCATCACGAACGAGGCCGGCCAGACCGAGGACGGCAAGTGGTTCCCCGCCTCCAAGGGCATCTTCCTGACCCGCGCGGAGTGGATCGCCAAGTTCTTCGCCCCGGGGGCTGTAGGTGCCGGCAAGTTCGGCCCTTCGGAGTCGGGGGCTTGGATTCGCATCAACCCCTTCGCCAAGGACGACTTCTCCGGCACGGACGGTTCGGTCTCCGCCTACCGCCATGTGCTGGTCGAGTTCGACAAGAAGCCCAAGGACGAGCAGGTGGCCATCTTCCAGCAGTCCAACCTCCCCATCTCCCTCCTCGTCGATTCGGGCGGCAAGTCCGTCCATGCCTGGGTCAAGGTTGATGCCACTTCAAAGGAACAATGGGAGGAGCGTCGCAACGCCGTCTACGAGTATCTGGCCGACCATGAGCCTGACCCGCAGAACAAGAACCCTTCCCGCTGGTCCCGCCTCGGGGGGGTCATGCGCGGCGAACGGGAGCAGAAGATCGTAGCCTTCGGCATCGGCGCGGAGGACTGGGACGCCTTCGTGGCTTGGCGGGAGTCGCAGGACTTCCCCGAGGAGATTAGCACGGAGACGCTGGAGAACTACGATGTCCTGAACGACCCGAACACGGTCATCGACGACGAGAACACCTTGGTCGGCCACGGCCGCTGGCTCCAGCGGGGCGGCAGCCTGCTGATCACCGCCCAGTCGGGCATCGGCAAATCGTCCTTCGCCATGCAGATGGCGATGTCATGGGCCTGCGGCCGGGAGCTGTTCGGCATCCCGCCCAAGCGTCCGCTCCGCATCGGCATCGTGCAGGCCGAGGGGGATGTCGGCGACATGGCCGAGTCCTACCAGGGGGTCTTCTCGGGGATGCGGCTCAAGGACGAGGAAAAGACCTTGGTGCGCTCCAACCTGCGGTTCTTCAACGAGTCGTCGAAGCGGGGCAAGGACATCATCGACCTGACGCGCAAGATAGTCGTCAGGCACAAGTTGGACATGGTCGTCTTGGACCCGCTGATGGCCTACATCGGGGGCAACATCAACGACAACGTGGATTGCACGGACTTCTGCCGTGGCCTCTTGGAGCCCATGCTAAAGGAGACGGGGTGCGTCGCCATCCTCATCCATCACGAAGGCAAGCCGAAGGCCCAGGAGGTGAAGGACGGGCAGACTATGTCGGATCAGATGTACAGCGGCATCGGGAGTTCCGAACTCGTGAACTACGTCCGGGCCGTCATCAACATCCGCCGGGAATCCAAGGACCAGCCCGTGTTCTCGTTCAACCTGACGAAGCGCGGCAAGAAGGCGGGTATGCGTACCCCGGACGGCCGTTCGACGCTGTCCCTCAAGTTGAAACACGCCGACGACCGGGTGTTCTGGGAGGTGGCTCCCTTGGCCGGCGGTTTCGAGTTGCTCAAGGTCGGCCAGCAATACCGCCACTTCGAGTCCAAGCCGAAGATCAGCCGTGGGGCGTTCATCGAGGAACTGATTTCCGACCACAAGCTTGCCCGTGACCAGGCGGAGGCTCTCATCAAGGCTCTGGTGACCAACGGCATCATGGAACCCCGGAAGGTGGGTGCCGCCCTGTACTACCAAGGTACCAAGTACGATTCGTGAACCAGACCGAGTTCATCTTGGACAAGCCCTATACTTGTCCCCTGTTTGAAATCGACCCGAAGAAGATTTGGGTCGAGCAGGTCGATTCTGGCGTCATGGCTTTCTGGCAGAAGCAGATGTCCAAGGCCGTATGGAGGCCGGCTCCGGGTCGAAAACTTGGCTTCATCGTCAGGCACGATAAGGACATGATTGGCCTTATCTTCCTTGCGTCGCCTGTCATCAACCTGACCGAGCGAGACAAGCGTCTCAATATGCCTAAAGACCCTAAACTAAAAGGGAAGGCTTTGCGATCCGTCATGGACATCTCGGTTTGCGTATCCGCACAGCCAATCGGATGGCATTGGAACCTTGGAAAACTTTGTGCCATGCTTGCACCTACCCTTGGGGATTTCTTCAAGGCAAGATACGGGGAGGAATTGAATCACCTTGTGACGACATCTCTCTGGGGACGTGGAACCCAGTATAACCGTGTCTTCGAGTTCCTTGGGTACACCAAGGGTCACGGCCATGAGCATATCTCAGACGAACGCTACAAAGAGATGATGGACTGGATGCGGGCTAACGGCCATGAGGTTCCGTCTTGCCAGTTCGGTGCCGGAAGCAACCCGAGGATGCGAAGAATCCAGGCGTATCGAAAAGCCAGCGGTGACAAGACCGTGACCTTGGTGCATGGAAATAAGCGCGGCATCTATTACCATCCAGCCGTCTCATCCGAGAAGCGTCAGGAGGTCATCAAAAAATGGTACGCAAGATGGGGGCTACCTCGCTACCTTCGCACGAAAGACACCAAGCCCCCATACGAGAGCGGACTGGAGTGACGCTTGCAGGGGTCTGGGACGGCCGTGGCGGCCTTTTCAGGCCCTTGGGCGACTACTTACCCTTGCGGAGCCTCGAAAGGGCGTAATCGACCAGTTCTGGGCTTGCGTAGCCCGCGCACCCTGCCGCCCCGAAGGCCAGCCCCTCGGACGAGAAATACCCCTTGGTGGCCATCCCGACCAGCAGGGAGGTCAGGCCGGCCGTGATCGTCCGACGGGCGATGTACCCGAGGGACTGCTTTTCGGTCGAGCAGAAGTAGCGGACCAGCCAAGAGGCCGAGCCGATGGCGACCCCGATGCCTACGTCCCGCAGGTGGATAGGCACTTCTTCGGGCTGGGTAGGGGGGAGGCTCATGTGATGCGGGGGGGCTTGGCGTTAGGCTCGAGCAGCACCCGGCGGTATTGCTGGTTCCAGAGGACGTTGCAGAGGTCCTTGCCGGCGCGATCCACTTCCTTCTCTGACATCTCCGGGAATGTCAGATGGACCTGCTCGTGGCAGAGGACTTCCAACTGCCGCTTGGCCCCGAGGCGGGGGTCGATTTCGATGAGGTTCTCGCCGATGGTCGCCTGACCCCAGGCTTGTTCACGCCCGAGCCGCCGGTACACGACCTTGCTCTTTCGCCTATTTTTGGCCATCGGATTCGTGGACCTTGTCGCGGACGCGGTCCCATAGGTACCAGACGCCGAGCGCGGCGACGACCGCCAGGAACGACCCGGCGATGACGTTGAAGTAGGGACTGTCGATGACGAAGGGGAACGCGCCGATGGCGGCCCCGGAGAGGAGCAGCGGGATGCCGATGCGCGGGCCGGCGAAGGCCGTGCTGATCGCGCCGATGACGGCGATGCCCACGCCGGCGAGCGTCCAGAGGTTCGCGGCGGCGTCCTTCTTCACGCGCTCGACCTCGGCGGTGAGCTCGGCGATGCGCTTGTCCCTGGCGGCGAGGGCGGCCTTGTTGGCCTCGACCTGCCCTTCGAGGTCCGACCATGCCTTCTCGGCGGCCTTCTGCTTCTCGGCGGCCTTCTTGCGCTGGGCCTCGTACTCGGCCGGGGTCGCCTTCTCGGAACGCTGGCGGGCGAAGGCCACGTCCCCCTCGGACGGGGCGGGGAGGAACGACGACGCGACGGAAAGCTCTGACTCGACCACGGCGGGCTTGCCGGCGTTGTTGGCCTCGCGGGCCACGGTCACGGCGGCGGCCACGCGGGAGTCTATCTGGTCGAGCTGCGTGCCGACCTTGCCCAGGTCGATGCCCTTGGGGGCGGGCGTCGCGTCAGGCAGGGGAGCCGGGGCGGTCTTGCACCCGGACAGGGCCACGAGGGCGGCGATGACCAGGAGCAGGCGCACGGCTTACTTGCCCTTGAGGGCGGCGATGAGGGACTTGCCCTTGTCTTCGAGCTTCGCGGCCTTGGCGGCGTTGTTGCGGATGACGAGGGCCGAGGCGACGAAGCCGACGGCGAGTCCGATGAGGAAGGCGATCATTTGCGCTTGGGGGGATAGAGGAGGGTAAGGCCGGCGGCGTTGAGTTCGGCCAGAAGCTCGGCCTCGGTCGGCTTGGTGACGAGCGTGAGCGCGGTCTTGGCCTCGGAGACGAAGCGGTACTGGCCGATGACCAGCGCGGTCTTCTTGTCGGGGTTGACGAGGGCGTTCCAGCCCACGGGGAGGGCGACGTCCTTGAGTTCGGGTTGTTTGATGGGTTCGTTGCTCATGTCAGTAAAGGTTGACGTAATAGCCGGAGCCGCCGTCGGAGCAGACTTCGTAGTTGTAGATTGTATCGGCGCAAGAGTCATAATAAGACCCGGAAGCAATCACGTAGCCGTAGGATGCGTTCCAATCTCCTCCGTCGGCATAGCTGCCGCCTGATCCGTCTGCCCTGGTTCCGCCAAAAGAATAAGAAAAAGTAAAGTCAGACGATGCCATCTGAGTACCGCAGGAGTCATAAACATACCAGGTAAGACTATTGGAGTTGTAGCTGTATTCCATCCAATAGCTGAAAGGATAATAACAGCCATTTGTGTTCGTCCCCATGACTTCTGAATAGGTGCCGCAATTTCCGTCGGCGTAGAAGTTGCCGTATTGCCACGCATTAGACCAATAGTTACCCGCGGCGTCGTAACCAGAAGTCGATATGCACCCGCTTCCGAGGGGCGTACCATACGAATCGCAGCTGCCGCCGCCGCAGGAGTCGGAGACGTAGTATCCGCCGTTGCCGTCGTAGTAGACGTAGCAGCAGTTGGAACCGTTGTCATAGATCACATAGCCGGAGGGATAGCCGTAGTCGTTGACTCCGCTGCCGGACGTGTTCGTTCCGTCTCCGTTGGAATAGGTGTAGGAATACGATGATGCGTATGGGAAATAGCCGTCGCCACCGCATCCGTTCCAATAGACCGTGACGGGTGAGCTGCTGTATGCCGTGTAAAAATACAGAGGGTACCAGCAGGACGTCGTGGGTGTTTGTCCATCGTTCTGGTTGTCTCCGATTTTAGTCCAATAGGAACCGCCCGAGCCGTCGGCGAACTCCTCCCACAAGGTAAACATCCCGTTAAACGATGTTCCTTGGCTATCAAAATACTCCGCACTTCCTTGGTCGTGCGCGTCGGGGCCGGAGCATACCGACGAAAGCCAGGTGCCGTAAGGCGGGTAGCTCGGAACTCCCCCAAGGATGCCTGGAGTGCTGACGAGCATGGCCGCTTAGGTCGTCAGATTGCCCGAGATGACCCAGAGGTTCGTATCGACATAGACCGCCGCGCAGACGCCATTGATTCCGATGATGCTGGCTCCGTTGTAAGAAATGAAACTGGCGGAAGAAGTCTGAATGTAGATGATTGAACCTGAGTTATTGACGATTAGAACCTGATCACCGACGTTCCAGCCGTAACCTTGGCTGGAAAGGGTAACACTCGAACAACCAGAAAGACAAAGCAGGATGGCGTTCTTGTGGAGAGCGGGGTCGAGCGTGACAGGGCTGCTGGCTTGGACGACCGTCGTGGCAAGCTGGTTGTTGTTCGTAACGGTGATCGCAGCGGTCGTCTGAACAGACCCGTTCGGGAACCGAAGGCCCGACGAGGAAATCTGGAAATAATCGCCCGAGACGGTATTGCCCGCCCAAACCCCGGTCGAGGAAACCTGCGCGTATTCGCCCGTCGAAGTGTCCTGCGAAAGAACGTAGGAATAGTTGAAGGTCGAGGTTTCGTTGCCGACGTTGAAAGTGATCGGATTATTGACTGCGCCGCCATCGAAAGGACTGCCACCGCCAGCGGCCACCCAGGAGCCGTTGTTGCGGCCGTAGGTCGTGCCGTCGGATGGCGCGTCAGCGATGAAGCCGGACGGATTGGACAGCGGGTAGAAGTTGCCGCTGACCCAGGTGCCATCGACGAAGCCGGAAGGGTTGCCTGACAGCGGGTAATAGGTGGAGGCCGCCGTCGTGCTGTCGAGTTTGGCGTTAAGCGCGGTCGATAGGTCGGACTGGTCTCCGAGCGTCCCGGTGATGTCGCCCCAGGCCACGGACTGCTGCGGGGTGATGCCGCCCACGTTGACCGTCCACGAAGAATAGGTGCCGGAGCCGGTGTGCTGCTGGACGTCGGCCACCATCGCGCCCGTGCCGGCGTTGTAGCTCGTGACGACGGCGTGCATATGCGAAGAGCTGTTGTAAGCGATGACGATGTCCTGCTGCGGGGAATAGGACAGGCCGGTGCCGACCGTGAACGACTTGACGCCGTTGCTCACGGACATCGAGGTCGTCGAGGTCGTCAGGTAGCGGTCGCCGGTGATGATGGTCGTCCAGTCGGCGTCCCAGTCGGAGCCGGACACCTTGGCAAGCACCTGGCCAGTCGTGCCGCCGGCGGGTACCTGATGCCCGATGGGGGCGTAGCCAGACTGGACCCACGACTGCGTGGCATAGCCCGTCAATGCGCCGCTGGTGATGTACCCGGACGGGTTGGTCTGGGGATAGTAGGTCGATGCGGCGGATGCCTGCGTCAGATACGGGGACAGCGCAGACGAAGTGATGAAGCCGGACGGATTGCTGGTAGGATACTTGCCGGCCAAGGCGGAAGCCAAGTCGAGCTGCGCGGAGAGCGAGCCCGTGATCTGGCCCCAGACGGCAAACTCATCCGGGGGGTCAATCCATTCGGTGTTGTAGTTCGTGCCATTGATTTTGGCGAGGACTTGTCCGGCCGTGCCGCCCGTGGGGACGCCTTGACCTGCTGCGCCCGTCGCGCCCGTATCGCCTTTCACGCCCTGGGGCAGTCCGAAGTTGAAGACCGCCGCGCTGGGGGTGCCGGCGTTGGTGACGGTGGCGGGCTGACCGCTGGGAACCGTGACGACCGTGCCGACCACGATGGTCGCCGCCGTGCCTTGAATGCCTTGCGGGCCTTGCGGGCCGGTCTGGCCTGTCGGACCGGGAACTCCGATGACGACGTCGAACGCCGCCTGGTCATTGATGGATAGCGTAAGGCCCATTAGTTTTGGACGGTGTCAGGAACGGGGTTCGGGGTGACGTTGCCGATCACGTTGAGCCGGACGGTCTCCGAATAGAAGGTCGTGCCGCCGATGCTGAACTGGATGTCGATGTAGCAGGTGCCGGGATTCCAGTCCTGCGTGTTCTCGTAGTACATCGTGAACTGGGTCGGGCTGTCCACGGTCACCGTGAAATAATGCTTCTTGCCCCTGGGGTCGAGCAGCGCGGAGTAGATCGTCACGCCGGTCAGGTTGGCGGGCCAGCCCGGTTCGGTGGTATAGGTGGCAACCCCGCTGAAGGTCTGGCCCTGCTTGAAATCGTGTTGGGTGCAGGGCATATCCGTATTGGTTTAGCCAAGTGTCAATCCGACCGAAATCCGCCCTTTAGATGGTCTTTACGTCGTACCACCACTCGGTCGTGGCCGGGTCGAGGATGTCGGAATCCGTGAAGGAAGCCTCCTTGAAGGTCGTATCGACATAGGACTTGTTGTAGATGGTCGAAGCGAACTGAGAGGTGATCTGCGTGGCGTAGAAGCCCATGTCCTTGTCCGTGTCGGCCACGACGTTGTGGACGACGGGGTTCTGGTCGAAGGTGATTGGGCCGACCATCTCCTGAACGACCGTCCAAGCCTTGCTGGTTTCGTCCCAGTTGATGCGGGCGATGACCTTCATGGCGTATCCGATGCGGGTCGGGAAAAGGCCCATCGATCCACGGGGGCCAAGGGTGCTTCCGTCCCATGTCCCAAGTGCGATGTAATCGGCCATCATCGTCGAGGTGCAGGTCGAGAAGATCGCTGACTTGCTATCGCCCGTGGAAGCGACGATTGATACCCACGGCTGATTGGTGTGGATAAGGGCTTCGTCGGCGAACCAGTCGAGCTGGTCGTTGTAGTCCAGGTAGGAAAGGGTGACGTAGTAACTTCCGACCTCGGTGTCCAACTGATAGCGTCCGCCGTTGGCGAACCAGATGCTCTTGACGTCAGACCCGGTCGTGCGCGAACCGATGGGAGATACGGCGGCGTCGAAGACGCAGACTTGGTCGGCTGGGTAGATAAGTTCGGGGATTTCGACGCCCGTGCCGGACGAGGTACCCTGCGTGAACGGGAACGAGGCCGACCAAGTGTTCGTCACGTTTCCTTTGGCGATTCGGAGGAAGTAAAGCGGATCGCCGTTAGGGTCTTCCGGGTCTGCTTCCGAAAAGATGACGCAGCCGAACTGCGGGATATATCCTGCGTCGTAAGCCCCGTTGTTCTGATAATAATTCTGCGGAAGGGCGTAAGCCGTGCCGCCGGTGCCTGCGTTGAAGACCAAGTCGTTGCTTGGCATCGTGTACGCCTTGTCCGCCGACATGGCCAATGCGTTGAGGGATGACGCATGAATAGGTTGTCCGGGTGCGAACGAACCCTGGACGGAAGTGCTGTTGAATCCTGAGATGGAACGCATCAGCTCGGTCCTTGGGGGGCTGGGTAGATTTCGGGGTCCCATCCGGCGATGCCGGAAAGCATCAGGTCGGCCGTCACTTTGTAGATGTTGCCGAACTTTTCAACCGACGTGTTGGTGATAAGGAAGCCCGGATTGATTTTGCTGTTATAGGCAGAAATATACTTCGGGGTTCCCTTGTAGCCCCCAGGGGTGGCCAATGTTTTGTATGCAGGAGGAAGGTTGACCTCGGTTCCGTCAGTCACCCAGCCGATGTACGAGGCCAAATCCAAGGCGTCCTGTTCTTCCTTGAGGTACTGCAACACGCGCAAGGTCATCTGCGGCTTATAGTAGTTCTTGATGCCGGCTTTGATGTTGATGTGGTCTGGGTATTCGGAAGGGTCTTGGTTCGGCAGAAAGCCGACGAACTGCTGGCCTTGGGTAGCCCCGTTATTGGCC